ACAGAGTAGCCCACGGATGGGGTAGCTAGAACTTTGGCGGAAACAGCGGCTCCTGCTAGTGGTGCTCCCTGAGCGTCTACTATGTAGCCGAACAACAGGGTAGTTCCAATGTTCAGAGTGGCCGTAGGGGCTGGGGCAGCCACAGCAATAAAAGCCGGGGTGAGGGAGGTCTTGGTGGTGGCGGAGGATACCCTTACATACATATTTCCTAGGGTATCTGTATCAGTAGCCGAAACAGAGACGCTGTACCAACCGCTCCCAATCTCATTGAATAAGTCAACACCACCAGTGAAAGCCGTAGGACCCTCATCAAGTGTGAGAGAGTCAGCTCCGGTTCCGGTCTCAGAGGCTGTGAAGTCGTCAAGCGCGTCGATAGCAGTAGCTACTAGAGCAGCCGTGTTAGACCCTGTGTCAAGGACACCAGCGGCGACTGCAAGGGTAACTGTAAGAACACCCCCTACTGCAACAGCAGAAAGGGCTCCGTTGGTTGGGGAGGGATCTACTACCTGAACTGTGGCAGCGTTGCCTGCTGCTCCTGTTAGCAACCCGTCTGCTGTGATGTCTACAGCTCCATTAGCACCAGTGCCTATAGTGGCAGCGGCGTTAGCTGTGGTCAGGGGGCTCTTGTTGACAAAAGAGCCACCAGCCTTCTGCAGGTCTACGGTAACATCAGAATAGACTAGACCTGTGGCAGCGCCACCAGCGGTCAACTCAAGGTATACCGCGACGGTTGACGGCGTGCTCTGTAAGAGTATTACACACGACATAATTTAAAACTCTCTATAGGAGTGGAAATTGATACTAGCTCATTGTAGCATCAAGGGGCTTAAAATACAATACCCCCCTGCCCTTTAGAAGGGGGAGGAGGGTATGGTATTATTTTCTTATGTCTACGACTTAGTAGTCAGTACCCAATTCCTCAGTCTCCAGATTACGGGGACGGCGAGGATGGGTTGGGGTTGGACGAACACCGTTAAGTTCACGACCTGTATCAGCGGCGTCTACACCGGCTGTGATAGCTGTCTGAAGGGTACTGAAATCAGTGGTTGCCTCCATAATAGCTAGTAGGTTGTTAAACTGGCGGCGAAGCTCATCGAACTCCTGGCTGTTCTGGTCGCTTACGACTTTTCTTGCTCTTGCCATGATTATATTCCTTACTCAACGTCCTTCTTAGGGGCTGCCTTCTTAGGGGCTGCCTTCTTGAAGAAGCTGGGTTTGTCTTCTTTAGGTTTATCGCTCTTAGGCTTCGAAACCTTGACCTCAGCCTTCTTCTCTTCCTTCTTCTCTTCCTTCTTAGGGGCTGGAGCAGGGGCTGGAGCTGGGGCTGGAGCGGCCTTCTTAGGGGCCTCTTCGACTACCGCGATCCTGTTAGGGCGTACACGGGAGTAGGCTTTGATCTGAGGGACATCGCTTGCAAAACATTCAGCGACACCATTCTCATCGAAGTTAAGAACTAATGAATCACCCACGACAAGAACTTTGCCGCGAATGCTATTACTCTTTACTTTCACTCTCTTCATCAGTATCTCCTGATTCGTTTGTGGATGTTCCGGTTTCATGGAGTTAGCAAACAGAGTAGTTTTTAGCTCTCCTGCTCTTTTCCCCCTGGCTTTGGATATCTTCTTATCCTCACCCAGTCCAGAAAGGTCAAAGTTTACCTTGACACCTTCTGGGTTTGTATCTCCATCTTCGTCCGAAGCCTTATTAGCTTCTTCTCGGGATCGAAATAGGCAAGAGCCACAAGAGTTAACTTCCTCATTATTTGAAGGAAGTTCTTTATCACACCATTGACACTTAGCCATAAAACAAGGGGCAGGGGCTAGAATGATTCCTAGCCCCTACCTATCCTTTAACGAACTTCGAGACGACCGATGTTGATCATGCGAATCCACTTCTTAGGAGCGAAGAGGATTGGAGTACCGTACAGAAGAATCATCCAACGGTAAGCTGGGGAGAGAACTGCAAGGTCCATCTTCATCATAGGCATGAGCTGACGGAATGTAAGAACCGATGGTGTAAGCTCACCCAAGTACGCCGTAGACGTGAATGGTAGGGTAAGGTTTTCATCGTTCCAGACTGTGGTACCTGAGGCTGCCTGGGAGGCAACTGGAACCTGAGCGACAAGGGCGTAAGCCGAAAGATCCGTAGGAACGCCAGCTGCAAGAGTTGCAGACGAGCGGTAGATGCGAAGGTATTCAGCTGGGAAGGCACCAACAGAAGGTGCGTTATCAACAGAGACAGGAAGGTAAGTTCCGGCGTCCTTGTTAACCTGAGTCTGTGCCTCAACCGCAGCCTGAACTGGGGAAGGAGCGGACTCACCGAAACGGTTACAAGCCGTTGCGACGTAGTTCACGTTGGAGGTACCGGTTGGGGCACCCTTGTTGTGGTCACCAGATGTGCCAGTTGGCGTAATCGCAGCGATGATCGCTGGAGCCGCTGGAGCATTTGGAGACGTTGCAGCTGCAGGTGGGGTCGAGGTCTGACGAATGAATACGTCAGGGTTGAACTCGATTACGCCAGCCTGGGTGCTGATTGTCTGGATGGACTGACCAACCTGACCATTTTGTGGTGCAGGTAGGGAGACGCGCTCACGAGGGTAGAACGTCTTTACAAGGTCGGACATCGTGCGAGTACCGAGGAACATGTCGGTTGGGAAACCGTAGTTCTCGATGATCTCGTTTGCTGCCTCTTCCATGTCTGCTTCCTGGATGGAGTTACCTTCCAAGTCGAGAACGGACGATGCATCAATCAAGGAGTCAAGGCCATCCCACTGCTCTGCTTCACCATCGAAGGAGAGAGAGGAGTCACCAGCGAACAAGTTACGTTCAACTTGCTCAAGCAACCAAAGGATGCCCGACTGGTTCTCAAGAGCGATCAAGTCGCCATGAGCTGGATGGACAAGGGACGCCTGATGCGTGACCTCGCGGGTGGTACCAAGGAACTTAACAAGCTGAACACGACGTGCGTACGAAGTGTCGGTAGCCTGTGGAAGCTCACCTTCCTGAACGAAAGGATTCTGGTTTCCACCGTAGTTAATTAGTTGGTTGTATTCCTCAACGGTCGAGTAAGCTGGGCTCTTGGGGATCTTCTTCCATAGTTTAATATGGGAGGAGGTGTAGGTAAGCACCTTAAGTGATGCTTCAAGGGACTCGACACGAAGTGCGGAACCACCTGTTTTACCTGCGCCGGTCTGGTAACCAGCTTCAAGTGCTTTGCTCAGCTCAGCGATATCCTGATCGGTTCCTGCACCGAAACCAGACATACCTGACGTTGAGTTCTGAAAGGACGAAAGACCAATAGTCATTTTATATTCTCCTAATAGATTCTATTAGCGACTACCGGTACGGTATGCGCGGATTTTAGCGTCCAAGTCCGATGCGAGGACATTTGTGGACTCAAACTTAACGACCTCAGTTGCACTGAGATCTCCCGACTGAACCATTTCAGTCATGGTGCCTAGAACCTGGCTCTTCGAAAGCTGCTCACCCTCAGGTGCTGCTGCTCCGCCTGCGCCAAAGCTCTTCTCAACGGCCGTTGCGGACTTAGGAGCGCGCGCTGGCGTGCTCTCAAGCTGCTCGATGCGCTGAGACTGGAGGGTAAGAACCTCTGCAAGACCTACGATTGACTTCGCAAGCTCTGCATTGTATCCGTTTTGCTCCGCGTGTGCGCCTTCGAGGGACTTCGTAAGACGAGCCTCAACACCCGAAAGTGCATCGCTGTTTACGTTGGCCCAGCCAGCTAGGAAGGACGAAACCTCAAGACCCTTGGAAACGTCTTCGTTCTCAAGAAGGCTCTTGGCGAAAGGATTCTTTTTGTCGTCCTTGTCGTCATCCTTGTCGTCGTCCTTGTCATCACAGTCAGCTGCCTTAGAGACGCTCTTCTTGCCAGTACCGGAGAAGTTGTCGAACATACCCTTCTCGATTACTGCGGAAAGAACGGCCTTCTCTACTGCATCAAGGGTTTCCCCTGCTGCTGCCTTGGCTAGTACGGACTTGACCATTTCTGCGGAACCGGAATAGTCCGTTCCGTTCTCGTCAATACCGTCTGTTGCTCCATCCTCAGGTGACGTACGCTGTCCTGTTCCGGCCCATGTTCCTGGGTCAGAGTTGGTTGGCGTATGGAATACCTGAGTTGATCCACCATCGGAACCAGCGCCTGCGCCAGCATCTCGCATCGACTCTACATCAGTCGTTGCGGTGCCGCGTGAGCTGTGGCCCTTTGCGAGATCCTGGAGCGTTTCAAGTGCCTTTGAGACACTCTCTTCTGCTACAGTTTTTTCACTCATTTGATTGCTCCTTAAAAAAGCTCAAACACTACATTTGCGACAGCCACTGCAGCTTCCTCTGTTAGTCCTTCGGACTTCTGGAGGTGATCTACAGTCTCGTCGTAGGTTAATGCCTTGCTAGTGCGATCCTTTTTGACGCCACCTTCAAGACTCTCTGGTACAAGCGGTGATCCACCGCCTGCGGTTAATGCCTTCTCTTCATCCTCTTCTGCTTCATCAGCAACGTCAGATTTAGTTAGTGCCCATTTATCTGCAGACAAGGATTTTGCAATCTCTGCCCACGTAGTTGTATTTACTGGTGCGGGGGTTAGTGCGATGTCTTGAATCCAACATTCGGCAATCTCTTTGCCCGCACGCCTCTTTACCTTGCCCTGAATAGAGAAACCAACCTGACGGGTGGAACCAGACTCGTTGAGAGCGTGCATTAGCTCCCAGTACTCGTCTGCCTTCTTGTGGCTATTGAAGAGAAAACCCTTCACCCACATACCGTTCTTGGTGATTTTGCATTCAGTAGGTTGCCCGACCTTGTGTTCAGGTCCGGTCTTGTGATCATCGTTGAAGTACCCGTGCTTCAGGAAGTATGAGAAGTCAATGCCGTGTTGCTTGACAATTTCACCCTGTAAGTCGCGGGAGTCAGTGGAAGCGATTCCCTGAATCCAACGCTTGGTGTCTTTGCCTTTTCCAGACTTCTTTACTTCAAGAGCGGTCGCGGGCATGAAGAATGTGAATGTGTCTTCGTCAGTCCAGCCATGTTGCATATTGAGTATTACCTTGTAGTCTAAAATAAAAAGGGAGCACTAGACACGTTTTATAGGTGTCAAGTAACTCCCTTTGTGGAGAAGGCTATTCTGTACAGAAGCCCTCTATAAGGTGGAGACCTCAAGCTTCACTACTAAGTATATAACATCCTATCGTACTGTCAACTAAAAAGATTACTTTTTGTCGAAAGACCGTAGATAAAGGGAAGGTGAACGTTCTTGAGCGAGGGACTTCACCATGTCAACGTCCAGC